TTCTTTTCTTGAAGCTGATCTAAAAGATCTAGAGTCTCTAAGATACGCAAGCAGTCTAATTCCTGAGGAGAAAGAGAAATATTTACAGGAGCTGGATGAGTTTGCTCGGGTACTAATGATTGAAGAGGTTGAGGCTCTGACTGGGTTTCTTGAGGAAACGTTTGAAGCAGACGATCCAGATACCACCGAGCTTTAAGAAGATCCTGTTTAGGATTCTGTTTATCTTCGTAGCGATAAATATATTTCTGAATGTTACCTTTGCAGTAACCACGGAATGCTTCTTCCGTCATGGAAGATTGAATAGCATCAATACATTCCACACCACCTTTGGTGTAATGACTGGGATGATCGACTGGATCTGACAAGGTTAACGTTTAGTGCTGGCAGAATAATAGAATGGCATTTGAAAAGAGTCAATCCTATAAGGTTGACAGTCGCTATCAAGAAGCAAAAGAAATACCTGATAACAATCAGGCTTTAAATTTTCTGCAGAATTACCTGGACGCAAGACGTTCTGCAAGTAAACTTCCTATTACATTAGAACGCCGCCAGGATGACCGCTTTATTTTCCCTGCACAAGGTGGTACTGTTCCTATCGTTGCGCTCCCTTACGAGCCACGTGGTGCTGCCAGTCTCGGTAACACTGACAGCTCTATTGGTTTCCGTAATACCTTTCGCGCTACACCGTCTTAGTTCACAGTACAACCTTCCCAAGCGTTGAGAAAGCTTCTTCAAATTTATCAAGACGATTAAAACCACCTTCTTTTGGTGGAAGAAATACAAAGAATCCCCACTTAGGAAAGTTTTCAATCTGATAAAAGGTCTTGCCGTGGAGTAATTTGGGACGCCTGGAAGGAATGCAGATTGGATAATCCCAAATCTGTGGCGCTGTTCGCATCACCTCTGGAGTCACCGTAAAGAACAAAGCAGCATTAACGTAACCCAGCTTCCAGTCCTTCTCTAAACGACGAAACCAAGCCGTTGAAGGGCTCTGTGCACCAAAGCCGCCACGTAGAGACCAGCGCCAGCTGCCCCTGTGCTTGTTAAACGAGCACCGACCGTAGGTAGGTGGGAAACAATAAACGTTTCCGCGCCATGGATCTGTCCTGTTTAATGCATCATCTTTTTTTGTAAAGATGGTATCTGCTTTTAAGAACTCATTATTAGCATGTTCTGTTGATCCAGGATCAAGATCAACTGTTCCTAACGTGTGATAGATCAGAGGAAGATATTCTGGTGGTGTACACCAATCATCTTCTAATCTGTAAATGCGATAGAGCTTTTCAAAATGGCTATTTGTTGTAGCTCTTTGCCTATGCATCTTCTGGCAGCTCTGCAAACGGCAATGGTTGATCGCGTTTGTAACAGATCAGTGACATTTGTTTTGCATCTTGAAGAATGAAGACACCTTCTTTTGCTGGATCAACAGCTTCTGCACGGGCAATAGCTTTTTGCATGATTTCAGCAGGACCTTCCATTTCTCTGGAGCGAAAATCAGACTGAGCCTGAATCAATGCTGGAACTGTCAGATAGAACATTGAGTCCTCTGGGTTTTTTGTGCCAGGCACATACACCATGGCGCCGGGACCTTCATTAGCGTAAAACTTCTCATAGAAGTCACACATATCAGCACAGATCCTCTCGATCACAAGTTGTGCCATCTTCTTCTCCCCACCAGTTTTGGCTGTTGAGAGGAGACCGTTGATTAACCTTTGCCGCCTGTCGCTCATCTTTAATAAATTGTCCGAGTCCGGTTTGTTGTAGGGTTTTGCAGATTTTAGGCAATGGTTCATAGATGACAACCATCTTTCCCATGTTGCCTAGTTTCTTAATGAGTTTGCCATTCTCGTCTTTGAGTTTAGCTAACTCCTGCTGGCGTATAAGATATTCAGCTACACAACGATATCGCCGTTTTGTTGCCAAGTCAATGTCGGGAAACTTTTCACAGATTGTTGCCGGTTTCATATCACTGAATGTAATCCTGATTTGATCAGCCAGTGATAAGCCGTGAATTAGATCAGTCGTATTTACCTCATAGCTCTTAACCAGTTCCAAATATCGTTTAAGATCTGCTGTTTCAAAACTTCCTTCTGGCGGCATAAAAGGTGTTACCTGTTCCGCTAAAGAAGGTTTCAAGATTTCTTTATAGTTGTCTGTAGTTACAAGATCAATATCAAGGTCGGCAAAGCGATAGCTCATTTATAAAGGTTGTTTTGCTACAGCTTAACAACTTTTTGCCTGCCTGCAATAACGCTGCTTCTCCTCCCACTGTCGTTGATGTTCCATCATCAGAACTAACTCATAGTAATCTCGTTTAGGTTCCACGTGCTTTAGGTCTCCTGGCTTGGGCCTACCACCAAAGTTAGAAGCTTCCCATAAAGAGTTTGCAAAGTTTTTCTGTTGGGTTGACATTAGTGATAACATCGTCTTAGTGGACATTGCCTTGAGCAACTCTTTAAAATCCTCAGTAAAAGGACTGTACCTATGAAACGACCCATTACCTACGCTGAGCTGATCTTGATCTTTGCCCTGGTCATTGCAGGTTTTCAGCTGGTGCCCCATGCTTACAGGTTTATTGCCGATAGAGTAAGTATAGAAGTCAAGCTGAAGTAAAAGTTTGCAATGGGCTCACGTGCTCCTACAACCACAACGACTATTAAAAATCCAGATCCAGTCATAGTCCGGGAGTGGGCGTCTCCTGAATACTTGACAAAACTAGGAGATATAGCTGGGTACTACGGTCAAAGAGCTTTACAAGAAAGAAGCACATATCAAGATATGGTTAATCGAACAATGGCATCTTATGGACGTACACCAACGTATAGCCCGATGGTAACAAATGCTGGCAGGACTATTCAACCGGGTAAAGTTGAAGAGCCCTACGATTTATCTGGTTTGGTTCAAGCTGCAAAAACAAGCGGAATGTTTAAAACTTCCGAAGAGAAAGAAGAAAATAAAAACGAGGATAGTAGAGAAGTTTATAATGAAGCTATTAAGAGATCAGAGCCAAGATATATTAGCAATAAATTTAATAGTCCTACATACTACGATAGAACAGGAGATAATTAAAAAGTTTCTTCTATAGAATCTTTAGTTTCTTCTACCCAATCTTTATAAGTATCTAGAAGTAGTTCATATTCAGCATAAGGAATCATCATGACAGCTTTGTTGTCACCATAGGTAATTTTATAGTGACGACCATTTTCAATAATGTCATCCATGAAAACATCAAAGTTATTCTCAAATTCTTTGAGGGTAACTGTCTTCATGATACCTAGGTAACTGTATTTAGATTAGCAGATTCCTCAGGACAATCAACTTGTAACCGATCCAAAGTCCAAAGTTGCTTGCACAGGTTGTGTTACAGTACCAAAATCTAATGATTCTTCAACAAATTCTGCAACAAATCTCCAATCTGAAATAAAAGCTTCTAGAGAAATAGAGTAAGTTGTTTCTAGATAACGAATATCATTGGTAATTAGAAAGATATACGTTCCTTTAGAAAGTTGTACTGGTGGATAGTCTGACCATACATTTGGATTTTCTTGGTCACCATTTTCTACTGATGCTTCTTCAACAACATAACCCTGATCATTAATAGGCAATTCACGACGATGATTGCCATCTTCTACTTTATAAAAAGATATCAGAGTATTACGATTAGTCTGCTGTGTAGTAGCAAACTGACTATAGTTTTGAGTAACTTTAATAGATCGTGATGTAATTAAGTTGAAAGAATAAAATGTACTTTGTTGCCGACTTAATCCACCGTGAGAATTAGAAATGTTTATCGTGCGATATATAGCCGTGAGATTCCCCAAATTAACAGGGTTATTAATAGAATCTCCCAAGCGTGGAGGCAATGGATCACTGCCGTAGTACGATGTAGGACCATAAGCAGTAGGACCTGTGCCTCCAGTTGGATAGGATTCGACTGTTCCTAAGTTAACAAAACCCAGGTTAACTGGCAGCGTTGCTAGAAATCTTGACATCAGACATGTTTAAGCCTGTGTATAAACCGTTGGTACGGCCACTGGCTTGATACAATTCTTCAATGATTCTAGCGCGTTCTGGATACATCCCTTCCATCTCCACTGTTTCAATCAGTTCATAGCTTAGGGATTTCTCCAGACAACGCAACTCCAACTCAGCTTCCTCCTTGGTTTCAAACCAAGCAGTGACATGTGCTTCTCCACCAATGGTGATGAAGCCTGCGTACTGCTTTTCTTCTTGGTGGAAATTACTCGGGAGTACTTGACTCCGCTTCTGCATTGGTTTTTGCTCGGTCAAAGATGTTGCCATAGCTCAGATTTATGGTTGTGATTTCAGTTGGTTCAGGTACTGATGCTAACTCCTTTATACGCAGATGTAAGGGGTTACAGCACAGAACATCACAACCTTCTTGGTGGAACACACGATATTTCCCTGTGTAGCCACGGGATAACCAGAATGCAACCCTGGAGGCAGACTGTGTTTTAGCGGAATGGAAAGGGCTTGGCATGTATGCAACGGTCTCTTGGTTGTTACGGCGCGTTGCTCCCATCCACGGCCAGCACTCATCTGGTCCTTTGATGTCTACCTTTAACCAAAAGTTACGAACAGTCCAGTAGGTATCCAGTTCAAAGTTACAAACATCAACAGTGCAGCGCCCCCTCTGGATCTCTGCTAAGCAATCTCGGCATTCTCCCATGAGTCCAAAGTTGTTCCAATGGGTGGGCTCTCCGTTGCGGTGCCATAGGCAGTACTTGTTAGCGGTCTCCTGATGGATCTTCTTGACCTGGTTTTCAAACTTGTTATCTGGCTTCAGGATTGAATCCAGGTTTTGACTAAGGATGCCATCAAGGTCAGCCATTGGCGTAAGCGTTCTCCGTGCAGATGCGTCTGATGACATGGTAGGGGAGTTTGTAGAACTTGCCCAGCTTCTGATACGTCCACGTGGTCTTATCAGACTCACGCTTAGACCGTATTTCTGTCACCACCACTGGGCTGATGTCAACTCCTTTTCTTTTGGCGTGCTCCAGCTTCACATCCTTCAGTGTGCCGAAGTAGTAGTGGGACGGGTTGATGCAGTGCTGTGATTTGCAGATGTGCCGCCGCACAACGACCGCTCCCTCCTCTGGCATGAACTGATTCACAAGGGCCATCGCCAGCACTCGGGCATCCCGTCCCTTGAACTGTGGCCTGAATCGGTGGGACGTAGAGAAGTGTTTCAGGCCAGGGTGGTCCAGTTTTTTCAGGCACCAACACGGACTCAATCCGATTCCATCTTGACACAGCTTGAGAGTAGTAGCAAAAGCAACGAGGTCTTGTTCTGTTAGGTACTCATCTCTAAAAAACTGCAGGTAATCCACAGTAGGGGAGGTTTTAGGGACACCTTTAGGATAGGGTCAGATCCCTTGCGAGTCAAGGGGTTTTAAAGATTGCCAAACGAACGGATGCTTTTGCTCTTAAAACCCTAAATATTCTTAGAGAGTAGTAGCTAGCTGTTCTAATGCGTCCGTTCCAAGTACGCGTCCTTATGACGGACACTTGAGAACAGCTAAAAACTCATCCCGTAGTAAATACCGGAAATAACACATGAAAACGTCCGTTCGCAGAACAGCTCCAGAGAAGCCCCTGGCGGCAGCGGATCTGGAGGATCTAGAAACAGTACAGTTGTTCTCCCTAATTTCAATGTCAGCAAAAATTACGGTTGTTCTGGCCTATGTGAATACCACTCTTCAAATTGTTCTGCATAGACTAACGCACAATGATAAGGTTCAACAAAACGACACATTGAGCCACCAGCAGTACAGACACGATGAACTTGATTGCCATGAGAATCTTCACCTAATTCAATAGTCGTACCCTTTGGAAAGGTTTGAATAATTTGCATTGATAGATCCTGTGTCCCGGTGTTACTATTGTAAGAAAGGATTTCTTTATTGCCGTGGGCCAGTACGTTAAACGCAGTGGTAAAACTTACTATAAAGGTGATGATGGAAAACTATATAAAGATTATTCTGCTGCTCTTGCTGCAGCCAATCAGCCGCAGACTGGTTATGAATATGGATTGAGTTTGTTGGGTGTTCGTCCTGACCGCAATCAACAAAGTGGTTTGGAATATGGTATGAAACAGTTAGCAGGTTTAGCTGGTGTTCCAGGGCGACCTGAAACTGGTTTGCAATATGGTTTACAGCAGGCTGGAAATTTATTTAACAAACTTGCTCGTGGTGCAAATGCTCAAGAGTTAGACGCAATTGAAGCAGATCAATCTCTTCTTGGCCGTGTAATGCCTCCAGGCAGCAAAACAGAACCGTTTGTTGTACCTGAAAAGCCAACAACGATTCCAGCTGGAACTGTCCAACCTACTGCGATTGTTAAAGGATTAACTCCTGCTGGTACTGTTGATTATTCACAAGGTGATGAGTACAAGTCGCAGATGGCGCAGTACCAAAACCTGATCAATCAGAAGAAGCAAGAAGAAGCAGAAGATCTTGGCATGAAGATCTGGATGGAGAAGTACGGCAAGACTCCAATGGCTCAAGCTGGTGGTGCTATTGGTGCCTTTAACCCGTTACTGGCTGCAACATTCCCAGATACCAAGGGTTATGCAGCTACGTTTGCTCCGGTAGAGGAGTACCAGATGGGTGATTTTGGTACCCGTGCTCAAGGTGAGATGGGTCCAACCATGGAAACCTTGAACCCGTTAGCAGCTCAAGCAGCACAGCAAGAAGCAACTGCTGCTCAAGCTGACAAAGCAACGACAGCAGGCGCTAGTGCAAGTGAGCGAGCACAGAACCTGACCCGTGCCTTCCGCCTGGGGCTGATCTAATCATGATGATGGACAGTGATTTCCCCACGAAATTAGGTGGGGACAAAAACACCATTGGTTTTTTGCAGCAGTACGTTAGTGGTATGCAAGACTACAGCCAAGCCGGTGAAGGTATTCCAGATTTAGGAGTACGTCAGGAATATGAACAAGAACAAGGTGGTCCTTTAGTGTCTCGTACAATTC